GGGTCAGGGGGGTCAAGTGGGTCAAGTGGGTCAGGGGGTTTTATAAGTTTTATAATGGAACGTGGTGTAGAATTTGAAAAAAAACTTATTGATTATATTAATGATAATAGATTATCTGTTGTAACAGTATCAAATTACATTACAAACATAAGTATCAAAAAAACCATTGATCTGATGAAAAATGGAGTTCCAATTATACATTCGGCACCTGTTAGAAACTCAAAAAATCATACACATGGAATCATAGATCTGTTGGTTAGAAGTGATTATTTACAACGTATTGTTGATGACTGTCCTTTAACGAATGAAGAACAGATAATACCAAGTCCTACTCTTGGTCACGACTTTCATTATGTTGTTATTGATGTAAAGTTTTCTACATTACCATTACGGTCTGATGGACGCCATCTTTTAAATTCTGGGTGTTATCCAGCATATAAGGCACAATGTCTTATATATAACAATGCGATTGGAAATATACAGGGATATACACCACAGTACTCATATATTCTCGGAAGGCGGTGGAAATATACACAAAAAGGTATTAAATTTAATAATCTTACATGTCTAAATAAATTAGGAGTTATTGATTACAAAAAAGTAGATAAATCATATATTAAATTAACAGCAGATGCACTAAATTGGGTTAGGAAAAATAAAAAACATGGTCATAAATGGTCTGTATCACCACCTTCCCGTATAGAATTATACCCAAACATGTGTCACGATTCAGGTAAATGGCAACAGGCGAAGGAAAACATTGCCACTGATATTGGAGAAATTAGTACTATATGGAACTGTGGTGTAAAACATAGAAATATAGGTATTAATAATAGTATTACTAGTTGGCATGATTTTAATTGTACAAGTGAAAACATTGGTATAAGAGGATTAAGAGCACCTATTATTGACAGTATTCTTGATATTAATAGACAGAATACTGATAAAATACGTCCTAAAAGGATTAAAAATAATATGTTTAAATGGAAGAAAGAGTGTAATGAAATGTTCGTGGATTTCGAGACATTGTCTGATATATTTGGATCTTTTTCAGATCTTCCAACCCAAAAACAAACTGACATGATTTTTATGATTGGTATTTGGTACAAACCTAAAGTAAGTCAAAAAAAATGGGTATATAAAAGATTTACGTGTAATAAGGAAACATATGAAGAAGAGTATAGAATTATGGATGAATTTGCGATTTTTATAAAAGAACATGGAAACCCAAAATTATGGTACTGGTTTGCAGAAAACAGATTTTGGAATCATTCTGAAAATAGACAGGTTGATTTAGCTATAAAAGATGAAAATAAAACAAATAACATTTCAGATAATTGGCAGTTACATAACTGGGCTGACATGTACGAATTATTTAAGAATGAACCTATTGTTGTTAAAGATTGTTTCAAATTCGGTCTTAACCGATTGCTAAAGCTATGAATAAACACGGACTAATTAAAACACGTATTGAAAGCGAATGTACAACTGGTATGTCAGCTATGGTATTAGCACATAAGTGTTATCAACTTAATAAAAATCCAGCAAAATGTGATATTATGGAAGATATTGCTAGATATAATAAATTTGATGTTTGTGTTTTAGAAGATATACTTACATATCTTCGAAAAAATCATAAATAAAATATTTATGAAAATAAATGGCACGTTATAATAAAAATTATGATCAAGATCCTGCATCAAACGTACTTGGTAGTATAATATAGGTGACAATTATGCAAATATTCTGGATTATAATAGCTCTAATTGCTATATATTATTCTTTCAAGCTAAATGGTGGGATGTCTTGGTCTATCCTATTGGCTATATTCTTTTCACCGATATATTTGGTATACGGAGTTTACAAGATTGGGTTTCCACCGTCTGTTACGATTAATCATTAATAAGTTTATATATTTCAAAATTTCTATCTGTTACTAGACATTTGTTATTTGTTTTAGAATAAAATACAGGAAATACTTTTCCTGTATTTTCCCATGATAAGAATTTGACTACAAATAATTGTTTTCCTTTGTATGTTTTAGCATTAATTATATTTACATATTCTTGAAATGATATTTTATTCTTATGATCTATATAATAGTCATTAAGAATAATCTTTTTATCAATTTTGTTTATATTACCATCCCATTTAGGACTTAACGAAATTATATAAACTCCTTCTAGTGTAACAACTGTATGAAAGATAGTATGATTATTTAACTGTAAAAACCCAACATAATCCTGTGATGACGGCCACCCCCTTGTCACTCCGTGATTTTCATATGCTTTTTTTGGATGTGTATGAAAGTTATATCTACTCCAAACAGCATCAACTTCTTCGTTCTTACCCGTTTTTAATTTAGTAGGATCTGGTGATAATTCAAATACAAGTTTATTTACTTGTTTTTTGACATTACTTATAATTAACGATCCTGATTGTTCTTTTCCTTTTCCATTATTAACACATTGCATATAAGTTACTGCTTTATTCGTAAAACGGGTATATATGTTACATATATTTCCTGTTTGTGTTGAAGCATGTATAAGTTTATTTCTTACTGATGTTTCAGAAACCGGCTTGTCTGAATTTTCTTTTGAAAAAGCAATACCAGAACTTTTAAACCGATGTTTAAGCGGACTATGGTCAACTATATGCGGATTATCAAATCCAGCTCTAATATAGTTATCGCTGTTTTCTATTGGTACTATACCAGCCCAAACTGTGATATCTGTTGGCATATACACTGTAATAGACTTTAAAACATCGTTAAGATGATGGGGTTTAACTATATCTCCTCTTATTTCGCATATTTTTCTATTTTTGTTATAAATGACAAAATAAGAATCCTGTATACTATTTATAAATGATTTTGATGAAATATATTTTAATTTTTCATCACCATTAGGTAATTTAATCAAATTATTATATTGTTTTAATGGTATTAAAAGTATAATTCCTATATTATCAGATGTTTTTGGGGGTGTTCTAGATAGATTAAGTAATTTATGCAATTTATGCTTAACTAATACTTTTCTATCTATAAGCAAACCAGGCATTTTATATAATAGATTTATGATAAATAAATCTATTATTTTTATAATCCTTACAGAAAATTTGTAAACAAGAACACATATAAATTTATATACAACAGCTTGTTTACTGTTGTATAATTGACCTGTTATATTCAATAATTTATGGAAGAAATGGTTCTACATAATCTTCGTTATACCGGCTATGGTGAAACGACCAATAGTCTGAACATCCGAACTTAAATCCATCAGGTGCAGGTTTTGCTTTATACCAAAACAAACAGTCCTCTAACTTATTACTGATAGTTGCGTTATGAATATATAATGCTGTATAGTCATCGGTTAATTGATCCATAATATCACAGAACTGCTTAAAGTCTGGAATGACTCCAGCGTAGTTTTCCCATAGAGAACGACGGTTTTTAAGATTAGGTTCACGTAAAATAAATGCACCATCAACATTTGTTCGAATTACGGGTTTAACATCCATACAATATTGTAGTGAAAGAATGTATAACATTTTCCAGTGACGAGAATTCTTATAAATACCTTGTTGTAAAGATTTATTAAAAATAGTTGGATCATCAGTACAATCATCAAGTAGACATACAGCCCATGGATTTTTTACGTGTTTCTTCGCTATTTTTTGTCTTTTTATAAAAGAGCGAAGTTGCTCTTCATCGTATTTATTGAAAATAAAAGTACTTGGAAACATACGCTTATAGAAACCATTACTATCTTCAGTTCCACTAAAAACAATACCACACGGGTAAATATGTTTTTTCGCGTATAATAAAGCGGCTATTAATGTTGATTTGCCTGTACCTGGTTTCCCGATAATGACAATTTTCTGACCACCTTGTTCTGGATCCATATATGTTTTGGAATTAGGTTGTAATAAATCTAAATCTAGCTCTTTTATATACATATTAGTTGAACTGCTCATTTTAAAATGGTATAGATATGTTTAAATAACATAATTTTTATGTTATTTAATTATAAATGTATTGTTGTAATAATAACGAATATCGTAAACTATGTTCTTACGATAACACACATAACACATGTAATCCGATTTTAGGACAATCATCATTTGTATGTAATAACCAACAGTGTGTACATACTAACAAATCACCTGGACCAGGGCGATTCACCACAATTAGTGATTGTCAGAAAAATTGTGGATCACCTGTAGGAACTAAATCATTTAAATGTGTAGGGATGGGATATGGAGGTGGTAAGAAACAATGTGTAGTTACAAATAAACCACCCGGGCCTTTTAACTATACCACAATGTCTGATTGTAAACAAAAATGTGGTAAAAACGTTGGGGATTTTTCATATATATGTAAACACATGTCATGTGAAAAACAAAATATACCTCCTGGATCTGGAACATTTCCCAGTATGAAAGAATGTCAGAAATCATGTACCGGTAACGTTACCGGTATTTACTGAGTATGAAACTGGTCTATACGCACGTTTATTGTATATGGAAAACCCAAAACGTGGCTTCTTTCCATGATCTGTCTTAAATAATAAGACAACAATACCAATTAAGCTGGCAAATAGAAAACTATAATTAAATAATAGATACCAATTAATTTTCTTTTTTTTTATATTACTGTTGTTGGGTACCTCCATGATGTATAGTGGTTTTATCAAAAAAATCATTATTACGGATATTACGAATGTAATACACATGCTACAAAGAGAATAAATAATAGGGTTTTTGTAATTGATTTTCATATTTATAATTAACTAGATTTTTTATAATAAAACTTAACACTTTTAAAAATCATCATCTGATTCCAATTCTAAACTTTCCTTCTCAATCAAATTCTTTGACTTAATATAAATAGAAATTTTACCTAAACTACCAATCGCTGACCTAAATAGTAACGGCTTCCCTTGTGTAGGATAAATTTGCATGTTAGTACTTAAACCAGCCATTTTTGTAATACGAGATAGCTGCTCAGTGTCAAAATCCTGATCGTATTCAATTACATCTTTTTCTTCATATTCTTCATCATCGGAATCACCCATCTCACCAAACTCTACATGCCTCTTCATTACTCCACCAGCATTACATCTAAACTTGATGTGGAAATTTCTAGCAACTACATTAATAATACTACCTATATGTGCCATATCCTCACACATTTTTTGGTATTCTGAACTTGGAACAATAATAGGTTTCCCATAACCTTCTGGAATATCAATATCAAGGGTTTGAATTCCTTGGATTTTAACAAAAGATGTTGTAATTCTATTATTCTCTTTTGGGATCACCTTAATCCCTAAATCGTTCGGTGTATCATCATCAATAAACAACTGTAGTGAATCTTTCTTTTTAATAGATTTAAGCATCTTATGGAAATGATTTAAATTAATTCCCAAAAAAAGTTTATCCTTTGCCTTAAATTTATATAGAGTAAAGTTTTCACTTTCTAGTGACATTTGAATAAGTATTGTACGATGATGATCCATCATACACAACTTAATCCCTTCTTCATCTACTTCAAAACATCCAGTTTTAATATTATTTTGTAAAAGTTCAACAAATATTTTGATTATGTACGCATTATTTGTCTTTGCCTTGAATATAATAGTCATTTTAGTTTTATAAAATATATAATAGAAACTTTAAATTACTAATTAAAAATCTAACTAGTGTTAATTATTAAAAAAATTGTTTACTAATATAAAACAATGCAAAATGTCGCCTATTTAGAAATTGACGACTTTAACTCGGATGGTAGTATTAAATCCCATATTAATAACAACAAGCCTGTTGTCCTTATGTTACAAGCAAATTTCTGTGGATATTGTAAAAAAGCAGGACCTGCTTTATCACAATTCGCAAAAGAATCACCTGATCTACTTGTAGCCACTATTGTTACCGACGGAGAACCATCCGAAAAAGCCTGCTCAAAACTTATAAAATTATGGAATCCTAATCACAGAGGTGTTCCTGATTATATGGGGTTTTCCCCTGATGGTAAGTTTTCTAAATTACATACTGGTGGTAGGGGTGTTGAGGACCTTAAAAAGTTCGCTGCTTAAATAATAGCTATGTAAATTAAACTAACTGAATTAAATAAACTTTTATGATTTCTTATATAAGAAATCATAAAAATATTTATAAACATAAAGAAATATGGTTTATGTTAATGGAAAAAAGTTTGAAATCTATGAACTAGATAGTTTAGACAGTTTTAAATACAGATTAGCATACACATTGGGTACAAATTACTCTTTTTTATATTTTCCAAATGGTATTACAGATGCAGATATCAGAAATAAAAAAGGTCGGATTGTTGTTGAAGATTTACTAGGTGAAATAAAGAAATCTGCTAAAAATAATTCAGATATCGTTAAACTTGTTAATAACATTAGAGCTAAAGTTGGTAAAACAAAATTTGACAGAACAAAAGATGTTGTTAAACTCTGGCTATCATATAATAATACATTAAAGAATAATGTTGATATTCAAGGTAAACTACCATTAGATACAATAGGTAATGATCTTAGAAATGAAAATATATACCTAAGTAGTAGACAAATACATATGGATTGGAATGAACGAAATAATGATGGAATATTATGTGAACAAGGTATTTTAAGTAATAAAGTCCGCGTTGACAATACAATGCAGATATTTAAAGAATATATAGAAATAGATGATAGTGCTGCTTATACAGAGTTTGATATTAAACGTGTTCAATTTCATATTACATTAAATCTGAAGAATCTTTCTTTAATGGAAATGTTTAATGCTGTACAACTTAATTCTATGGTGCCTTATGCAACTACTAACAATTTTTATAAAATAATCAAAGATTTTATTCCACCAGAAGAATGGACCGGAAGTTCTGACGATTCAATGATGTTACAAGTGTATCAAAAGAATTTTATGTCGTCTAGTTCCAATTTATCAAACTATGAAAATGTTATAATAAGAGTTGACTCTGATACTAAACATATTATATCAGAAATTGCAATTAATACTGATAATAATAATGTATCACGAGATGACTTTACTAAACGATCTCTTTCAGTTTTTAACAATATGAATATTAAAGTCAAAAATATCGTAGAAAGTAAAGTTACAGGTGTGTTTTACTTTCCTTTACTTCGATTAAATAAATATGTTTTTGCTGATCTTGTACTAAATGATAGTATATTTAGTAGACTTATTACAATAGATGACCATAATAAAGCTACTAAGAAAAAGGCTGGTGTATATATTCACTTTGAACATCCAACTACTGGATATATTACAGCAACATTGACAGAAAAAGTAATGATTAAGGGTGATCAAACGATGAAAAATGTAGATTTAGATTTTTTTGAACCAGGTGGATCATTTATTCGTGTTAAGGTATCAAAAGCGGATAATGAACAATCTGTAAAAGTATTCCAGGAGATACTTGGGAAATTATTTGTTTTATATGAATCAAAGAAAAATCAAATTATAAATTATTACAAAAATTATAGTCCGACTTTTGGAAATATTGCTCCACCAGATGAAGAGGAAAATATCGAAAAACAGTCCGAAATAGCTCCGGATCTGTTTGTCACTGGATATACAACTTCCTGTAAACCAGATAGAATGCCAACAATCATATCAGAAGAAGAAGCTATTAAAGCAAAATCTGAAGGAAAAAGTATTGTAAAATTTCCACGAGATATACCAGAAGATCCAGAAGCATTTAAATTTCCAATGGATGGGGAAGAGCAGAATTATTATATATGTAATAACCCAGAATATTCATATGTAGGTCTTCAAAATAATAAATTAAAAAATGCTAATATATATCCATACGTTCCATGCTGTTTCTTAAAACCACAAAAAACAAAGCCAAAATATATACATTACTTTGAAGGAAAAGATTTAGTATCAGATGAAAAGAAACAAAATAATATTATTAGGACAGATAAGATTCTTGACTACAACCAATTTGGTACATTACCAACAAATATTGAAAACCTTTTTACTATCATTGATCCAGACCCAAATTTTGAATATGTCAGAAAAGGCGTTTATAAAAATAAAAATAGTTTTATTAACGTTGTAATGGAGGCATTAAACGACGAAACTGAAATCCTAGATATTGATGGTGTAGACGCACGACAGGACGCACTAAACGAAGAAAGAATGTCTTTTACAAAGAAAGATATTGTATCACTATGTAGACAAGAATTATATGATGTTGATGCGAAAGAAATAATTAATATGCTTAAAAATCCTGACATATATTTCGATCCTAAATTATTTGTTCACATACTAGAAAATGTATTTGACTGTAATATATTTTTGTTCACGAAAAAATTAATGGATGGAGAAATGACACTACCTCGTCATGTACAAGCATACTACAAAAATTGTAACAAAAAAAGATGTATATATGTATATGAACATATGGGAAGTACATCTGATCGTTCTAAATACCCACAGTGTGAATTGATAGTTAAATACAATATAAAAAAGTCTAAAGATAATGTACAATACTCCTTTTCGTATAAAGAAGCAAAAAACATAAGGGATGTTTTTACTATATTAAGAAAGTCGTATGCATTAAATAATGTTATAAATGAGACATATTTACCATTAAATAACAGTATTAAAATTAAATCACAATGGATAGATTCGTATGGTAAAACACGTAGACTTAATGTAGTATATAAAAACAAAAAATTTCTCTAATTATTAGTCCAATACAACCCATTAAAGTAAGAGAAACAATCAATACAATATTATTCTTAACAGATACAAAAACTGCTATAGAACTAGTTGATGATTTGAACATAGAATTAATATCCCAAACTGTTATAGGAGGTACTATTAAAGAGATTAACGGTACATTAGGTAATGTAAACGTGTCAATCCCTATTAACGATGGGTACAAAATAGACGGTATACTTGAGAAACATCACGGTCTTAGTTACTCAGAAAAAAATATATCATTGTTAGAAAAGTATAATAAAAATAAAAAACTTGCTAGGTATTTAGTAGAATATACATTATGGGTGTATTCTAATTATCTGAACGATAATGGAATTGTTGATATAATTGATGAAAATGAACCCCGAACAAAAATTAGTTGAAAGACTAAAAGAATCTGAAAACCATATTGAAAAAGTAGTTGGAACAAATTTGGAAAGAATTTCAGAACTTGAAAAAGATATGGATAATAGTTCAAAATCTGGAACAGAAATTGAAATACGAACAGACATAAATAAACTATATACAGTATTAATTAAAACAAATGACTCATATAT